GATTACTTTATTAACTCCATGATCGAAAGAGATCATCCATGGCTAAACAGATATCGTATATCAATCTGTTCGAACGGAACTTTATATTTTAAGCCGGAGGTTCAAAAATACATACGCCGGCACTTAAAGCACTTAAGTTTTAGCATTAGCATCGATGGCAACAAAAGACTTCATGACGCTTGTAGAGTTTTCCCAGATGGTAGGGGAAGTTATGATATTGCAATTGCTGCCGTCGAACACTACATGAACGAATTTCAGGGGAATATGGGTAGTAAAATGACCATCGCTCCAGAAAATGTTTCGTTCGTATGTGAAGCGGTAAAGGGTCTTATCGAAAAAGGATATACCGAAATAAATCTTAATTGCGTATATGAAGAAGGTTGGACTGAAGAACACGCAAGAACATTATATTCGCAACTAAAAGAGCTGGCCGACTACATGATTGAGAATCGACTATACGAAAACGTATTCGTTTCCATTTTTGATGAAAAGAATTTTATGCCAATGATGCAAGACGATCTGCAGAACTGGTGTGGCGGAACCGGCTCGATGCTCGCAGTTGACTGGAAGGGCGATTTATATCCTTGTATTCGATATATGGAAAGTTCCCTTGGTACAGAGATAGAACCACTATGTATTGGTAACATTTACGACGGAATCTTGAGCACAGAACGGCATTGCCAGATTTGTCAAGAAATGAATAGCGTTGATAGAAGAACACAATCTACTGATGAATGCTTTTTCTGTCCTATTGCAAAGGGTTGCTCATGGTGTAGTGCATATAACTATCAGTGTTTTGGAACGGTAAACAAACGAGCTACTTTTATTTGCATTATGCACAAAGCAAGAAGTCTTGCAAACGCATATTACTGGAACAAGGTATATCGTATTGCAAACCCGTCCGCCAGATTCAAAATTTGGCTGCCCAAAGAAGATGCGCTTAAGATCATTAGCGAGGATGAATTCGCATTGCTAAAGTTCCTGGAAAGCGGAGTTTCTTTATAGGCGCTAAACTAAATAAAACTAACATTTGAAAACCTCCGGCTATAAAAAGCCGGAGGTGTTCTATTTACCCTATTATAGGGGCCACACGGTTCCTTTTGAGGGAACTATTTTCAAGGAGGAATAACGTGTGAAGACATCGAATTATAAAAAGTTTAACCTACCAGACTATACCGATGTCATTGACATCGCAGATATAAATAGCAATTTTACTGAAATCGACGAAATTCTCGGCACTGATCTGGACGTCGCATACAAGCACTCCGTAACTAATAAGGGCGTAGCCGTGTCTGGATTTTTAAAAATCACAACAAATTCTGAAGGACACGTTACTATTGGAGAGAGGGTATCTCTCGATGATATTACCGCGCTCGGTATTCCGTCAAATAACACAGCTGCCGGCACCAGCCTCGGAATGGTTAAAACCGGTGGCGATGTTGTTATTTCGAACGGTATAATTACCGTGAACGATAACTCGCACGCTCACACAATAAGCGACGTAACAAACCTTAAAGCAGAACTCGATGGCAAAGAGGCTGTTGGTGTTGCTGCAACAAAGGCCGCAGAAGCACAGGCGGCCGCCATTTCAGAGTCAAAATCTTATACGGATTCTGAAATAGCCACGCTTATAGGTCATACAGACGCAGAGTATGATACGTTAAAGGAAATCCTAGACCTAGTTAACACCAATAAAGATGCGTTCGATCTTCTGGAAGATGCTGTTGGAACAAAAGCAAACGCAAGCGATCTCGCAAATTATCTAAAATTGAGTGGCGGCGGCATGACTGGCCATATCTATTTAACCGGTGCAAAAGAAAATTCTAGTACATCCAGCACATCTCAGCTTGTTTTTGGTACAAGTTCAAATCAACACGTTGCAATATCTTCGAACACAAAAGCAATCGTAATTAACCCAAACACTAGTTCTACGACAAATCAAATTGTCCTTTATTTAGATAAACCCTCTCTCTTCCCGTCTGGAATAACAGCAAACATAACCGGAAGTGTGACCGGAAACGTAAAGGGAAACGTAACCGGAAACGCAGACACTGCAACTAAGCTTAAAGAAGCAAGAACGATAACTCTATCAGGTGACGTATCCGGGTCGGCTTCGTTTGACGGTAGTTCTGGGATTACAATAACAACAACCAGCAATTCTGGTGGTTTTGTGTTACAGGCATCCGCACCTACGAACACCAAAGTTCTTTGGATTAAGAGTTCAAATGGAGTTATGTATTACCACAACGGCACGACATGGACTCCTGTCGTATCGTCTTGGGGCGCAGATTCTTAGTCGGAGGTGATTAAATGCTTACTATATCGCAAATTAAGGAATTAAAGCAGAAAATCCACGACGAGTTTGAAAGAAGAAAATACTATGGAAGCCTTAGTACTGACGGTGGATACGGATATGCTGTAAGTGGTGAAGCAATCGACTATTCTGGCGATGAGTATAACTTTAAAACAGATCCGTCGTCCGATAACGGTGTAACGATTGATTTTGGACAAAAGACTGTTGATTTGTTATTGAAAATTAAGGATTACGGCGACTTAAAACTGGTTTCAGTCGGAGAACCACTTCCAAGTTCTTTCGATTCCTCTCTCATTACATATGTAAACGAATTAGCAACAGAGACGGATACGGGCTCCTCTTCTTGCCGCAGCGCTTGTACTGGTCTATGTCAAGGAACTTGCGCGAGCGGCTGTTCTGGATGCGAAGGCGATACGTCTGTAACGTCATATGGGTCGTATTGTGACGGATGTAAGGGCACGTGTGGTAGTGGTTGCACTACTGGCTGTACTAGTTGCACCGGCGGATGCGTGTCAGGATGTTCTGGTGATTGCGAGGATGGATGTACTGGTTGCTATGGGAATTGCTCTGGGGGATGCACAAATGGATGTACGGGTGCGTGCATAGATGGATGCGTTGGCTCGTGTTCTGGACAGTGTCAAGGATGTGGCAAAGGATGCGCCGGTGAATGCACTGCTACTTGTAGCCTTCAGTGTACGTCGTCTTGTAGTGGATCGTGTAATAACGACTGTGCGGGAGACTGTGGCACCGGCTGCGGTGCCTGTAATGGATGGTGTATAGGCGACTGCGTTGGAGGGTGTTATACGAATTGTGGATCAGGGTGCGGAAACTCATGTGATGACGGTTGCGATAGTGGTTGCGACACTTCGTGTGGATCTGGATGTGAAAGTTGTACACAAGGATGTTCCGGAGGATGTGGAAATGGTTGCATTGGCGGATGTACCAATAATTGCGGCGGATGTGCCGGTTGTTCTGGCTGCGGCGGTACTTCTTGCTCTGGCAAATGTTCTAATTCCTGTGATACTGCATGTACTAGCTGTAGTGCGGGGTGTGAAGGAGAGTGCAAAACATCGTGCCATTATTCTTGCTCAACAACTTGCTACGGATCGTGTTCCGGAGAAACATTTGGCAATGCTTAGTTTTTAGAATAAAAGGAGGAAACGGTATGGCAACTCTGGTTTCCAAAATTCCATTTAACCGGATTATCCACATCGGTATGTGGGATAATTCATCAAACAGACATTCTATGAACAAGGTCTATTCGACCTTGAAAAACAAATACCCAGGTAAAGAAATCCACCTTATGAACGGTGGCTTTTTTAATTGGGACGGAACTTCTGCTCTTGGCCTGAAAGTCAACGGTATCATGGTTAACCCCGTGTTCTCCAACGAGGCTTTCTATGCCTTCAACAGAGGCGCTAAGCCCGAACTGTACTGCAGAGGCAATAACTGCCCGGTACACGTTCTAGACGCAGTTGCTGTTCACCCTCCCCTTCTCGAGGTCGGAAAGCAGCACTCAGGCTTTTCATATTGCATCGACAATACTGATCGCGGCAGAACCATGATCGGCCACAACGACACACACTTCTTCATGGTGTGCGCCCAGGATGTTGGTGGAAAGAGCGACCTCACTCTCGATGAGGGTGTCGCTTACATGAAGAATCTCGGATGCACTTATGCCGGTAATCTTGACGGAGGCGGAAGCTCTCAGTGCAATTTGGCTGGTAGAGTAATTAACTCTTCTCGAATTGTAATGAACTTCATTTACGCCGTGGTAGAACCCGACAACGGTACAGACGGAGATCACTCTTCTATGTCTACCCAGAAGCAGTATCAAACCTGGCTGAATTCGGAATACGGACTCGGACTCGCTGTAGACGGTTCTCTCGGACCCGCAACCAACAGAGGTCAGATCATGGCTATGCAGACCGAGAACGGCTCTGATGTAGACGGCTCCTGGGGTCCTGCTTCTAAGCGCGAACACAAGTCTTTCACTCTCGGAAGCTCATACGCAACTCCAAACAGAGTACGTATTCTTCAGGGTGCCCTCTGTCGAAAGGGTTACGACTGTGGCAAGATCGACGGTGTATTCTCATACACCCTTCTCAGCATGCTGAAGAGCTATCAAGAAGCAAACGGACTCGAAGTGGATGGATGGGCTGGACAGGCCACCTTCACTTCCCTATTCTCTTAGGAGGTGATTCCGATGGCAAACGGATATATGGTATCTGGGCAACTTACGAAGAACTTTAGCGTATATGAGGCTGCTAACAAGCAGGCTTCCGAAGAGATAAAGCTCGTATTAACACCCGAACTGATCGAACACGCACAGATGCTGCAGGAACTCCGTGACTGGTACGGAAAGCCACTTGAGGTGTCTTCGTGGTATCGCACCAAGAGCTTCAACACTTCTTGCGGCGGCGATGCAAACAGCGAACACCTTGATGGTCTCGGTACAGACATTACCGGCATCCCTTCTGATAAGTATCGTCAATTCAAGTACGCTTGGAAAAAGATCTGCGACCATCATGACAAGATTGCAAACATTGGTCTGTATGACTGGGGTATGCACTTCGGGTCTGATGCTGGCAGATACGGTTACAAGAGACATCACGAAACAGATTGGAGGTAGTTACGATGGACTTTAATATCTTTGAGCTGTTCGGTGTTACCATCGTACAGCCCATTACCCTCATCTGCCTAATTCTAGGCATGTTTCTGAAACATAAAACAAAGATCGAGAACAAAGCTATTCCCTGGATCAACCTCGCGGTAGGCGCAGTTCTGGGTGCGGTCTTCATGAAAACTATGGAAGACTTCCCCGCAAACGACATTATCAACGCCATCTATATCGGTGCGACATCTGGGCTGATGGGCACCGGTTATTACGAGGCTTTTAAGAACCTGATGAAGATGGTGTCGATGGAAGAAGAAAAATAAAAAACCCGGCCTATATGGCCGGGTATTATACATTTAGGAGGTAATGACTATGGAGTGGGGTAAGCTAATTATAGAAATATTAGCAAGCCTGTCTGTGGTGATCCCCCTGGTTATTAAGCTGATCGAATATGTGCAGAAGAGCATCAAGGAAAGAAACTGGAATCAGCTGTTAACCCTGGTGATGGGATACATGCAAACTGCTGAACAAAAATTCGAAAAAGGTGCAGACAAGAAAGAATGGGTTCTCGCCATGGTCGCGGCTTCTGCTAAGACCGTGAACTATGACATTAACCTGGATGTGGTATCCGCTTTGATCGACGATCTCTGCGCCATGTCTAAAGTAGTAAACGCACCTACCCCTGAGGCAGGTGAATAGCGACAATGCTTGGCTATCTCGAGTATCTGAACCTGCCCTCTAAGGTCGCTATCGTGATCGTTCTAGTCCTGGTTGTGATGAACCTGGTTGGAGAGATCCTGGAATTCAAAGGAAAAGTTGTGCCTGAATTTGTGAAGATGCGGAAATTCTTCTCCCGCAAAAAGGCAGAAAGAGAAGACACCGCACAAACCCTGAAGGCCGTCAAGCAGCTTTTGGGAGATGTAAATGCACACTACTCAGAGGACAACATCACCAAGAGAAATAACTGGATGAACTGGGTAAACTGCCGCGCTGATATTTATGACCAATCCATTGCGGATATCAGCAGCAGCCTCGCAGACGTAACTAGAGCTCTGAACGACAATACAAAGATGACCGAAGAGCTGTTCGTTCAAAACAGCCGAGATCGCATCATTGATTTCGCTACAAAGGTCAGCGATGACAGCGTAATGGTTTCCCGAGAAGAGTTCAACCGTATTTTTAAGGTGTACCGTAAGTACGAAGCCTTCCTCGAAGAGCGTGGTTTGACGAACGGTGAGATCGATGTGGTCTACCGTATCATCGCCGAATCATATGAGAACCATATGAAGAATCACTCCTTCATCGAGGACGTTCGTGGGTATTGACCTTCTTCACACTGCAAACAACTCTGTTATACACAAAAGAAATCTAATATAACTGTTGCATTTCCCAGAATACTGGGTATAATGTAGTTAAGAGAGGTCCTGCTTTAGTGGACGACGCACAATTAGAGAGGTCCTGCTTTAGTGGACGAATCAAAATGCGGGTTGTTTGCTTATGTGAACAACCCATTTCTTTTATAGTAAGAGTCGTGGCAATGGAACGTAATTTAGATCTGATTAAAATAGACGCAGACTACCTGAAATACATGCATAAGATAGACTATAGGATTAGCGTTAAATACAACAATAGACCGTTTGTTGGCGTTATTACCATGGTGAATGGTATTACGTACGTTTTACCGCTCACTTCACAGACTACTTTCGAAAGAAGTATTAATGGTAAAAAGAAGCGCGCTGCGTCTATAACTACATTTGTTAGAGATAGTTCTGGAAAAGAAATCGCTAATATACTTCACAACAATATGTTCCCGGTTATGCCAGGTGTATATAGCAGGGTAATTATAGACCCAGAACTAGATACCTACGAATCTAACGAGGTCAGATTTATAAGAAAGAACGCAAGTAGGATTGAAGAAAAAGCAAAGCGTGTATATGCAAAGAGACTTGAGGGCAAAGACGCCTTTTTGCATAGGGTCTGTTGTGACTTTAAAAAGCTTGAAAATTCTTATCTAGGATTCAAACCACCTACAAGTGTCCCGGCGATACCATCCTCGACCCCTGACACCCTCTGAGACCTACGAAAACTGTGCATGAAATACCTATTTTAGCTCACGCAGAAGTCGGTCTCAAATCGCCCGAAAATAGAAATCTGCCAAAGTCTCGTATTTTTCTTTGACAGATAAATGTGTTTGTGTTATATTTGATATAGAAAAGGTGCTACCGATAGACGGTTAGCCCTTACAATAACGATTGAAAGTAACCGCTACAGATTGGACCCTATGGCGGTTATTTTTCTTTGTGGAAATTTCTGATTGTAACTGCAATCACTAGAATTTTTGATATCCATTCTAGAATGGTATCTATATGTTCTACTATTTCCATCTTGCATTCCCCCTTTCATACATTCCCTATCGCGGGTAATATAGTGTACGCAGAGGGATAGACCCTCTGCCGAGGGACCTAACCGCCTACCGTTTTGGTAGCACCGTATGTCACTATAGCACGAACAATGTCGACTTGCAAGAAATAGTTCTTGACTGACATCTTCATGGGTGTTAATATATCTTTACCAAGCAATGCTAAACCCATTTGGGAAAAGCGATACGCCAAACTCGATCGAGGCAGGCAGCTTGGATTTTTTATTTATTATCATAAATATATATTGACTTTCATTACATTTTATGGTAATTTATAGTTAATTCATGTAAATCACTTTCCGAAATTGGGAGTCCTTTATGGACTCCCTTTTTCTGTTTATTGCTCAGAAAGGTGGTGAAACATTGTGAGCGATAGCATTAAAAATTTTATCTTCAACTCATTCAGAAATGAAATTGCTTCCCTTCTCGGTGACGCTGCAGCGGAATACGATGTAGAATCACTTTCGAGGGACGCAGTAAATATGATCGACTGGGACAACCCGGTTTTGATGCACAAAGACATTCATTGGCTCGCAGAGTATTATCTGCGCGTGAACGGAATTTTGATGTAACAATTACATCTTGACACAGAGAAATGTGTTGACATATAATAATCATGTACTTCTTTGCGTTTTAGGAGGTGATTAGAAATGGCTACATCGAGTATTTTCCATTCGATAAAGATTACTACCAAAAGTAACGCTGACAATTTTGTAAGAACGCTGCAGCTTGCTGATAAGAAATCTAAGACAGCAACTATTGGGTTTGATTTTAATTGTATTTCTGATCCGGCACTAATCAAGGAAACATTCAAACTCAAGTAGGTACAGTAATGTCAATCAAAGTTTTCAATCTTCTGGATATCGAGGAAAAGTATGGAGAGGATGCTACAAATGCGCTCCTCTCCACTTTTGTTTGTACTGAAAACAAAGATATTGAAAACTTCGTTCGAAACAATGCGCTTACATTTGCAAAACAAAAAATATCCATGACATACCTTGTAGTATCTGAAAGTGAATCAGATGCAGCATTTTCTGGTATATTCACAATAATGGTCAAACCAATTTCGTTTTCAGCAGAGGCCATACAAACTACTGCCAAGAGAAAGTACCTCAGTAAATTTTCCTCTATCGAAGATGAAGGAAACACTATGGTTCTATCATCTTTTCTCATTGCACAAATAGGCAGGGATTCTCGCGTCACAAGAGAAGAGCTTCCCGGATACGACTTGCTAGACAAGGCAATATCGGTTATTCGAAGAGCACAGAAAATTATTGGCGGTGGAGTAGTATACTTGGAGTGCGACAGTTCAAAATACGGTCTACTGGATTTTTACCAGAGAGACGATATAGGTTTTGTAAAACTTGATGAAAGATCTTCAGTTGGGGATAAGGTCACTTATGCCAGACTGTTTAAACTGCTGAAGGATAAAAAAGCTGAAGAATAAAAAATAGGCTACCCGAAATGGGTAGCCTTCGTTTTTCGTTTTAGCCTTTTTGGGCGTGTTTTTGTTTCAATTGAAACCTTGTTCAAAAGATGTAATTTCGTTCGTCTCAGGGGCTCTCACAGCCTCCTGAGGGCATGACAAACTATTTGTAACAGCATTAGTTACAAACCCAGTGTTCTTACAAGTAGTTTGTTTGGTTATGTATACCGCCCTTTCGGGACGGTTTGTTGTATAGTGGGCGTAAAATGAAATGGTGTAAAAGTGGTGTAAAATGATTTTGTTTAACGCAGCATAGTCTTTTGGGTAAAAAACAATAGTTGTTGAAATTCCAATGGTTCCAGGCATAATTAACTTGCTTTTTATGGCCATAAAAGATTATATAGCCTTATATAGCTTTATATAGCTCTTTATAACTCTTCGCGCGTATAGGTACCATTACATATCTTCTCATAACTTCTCATAAGTTCTTATATCGTTCATTTTCAAATGTTCGCTTGTTATTATGGATGTTATGATTAGCTGCATAACTTCTCATAAGTTCTTATAACTTCTCTTTTGAACGGTGTAAATTGAGGTGTAAAAAATACATCAAATTTCCGAGATGGATTCACCGAAGTCTTTGAACCTTTCTATCTTCCTATCCTTACTTATATTGTTGTAGACATTCATAGTAACCGATATGTCGGCATGCCCCATAATTTCTTGTACTATTTTTATATCGGATGTTTTTTCACACAGCCTCGTACAAAATGTGTGTCTGAATACGTGCGGCGTGAGCCTTTCTATCGGATCTGGCCGCCTATTCTCTTCCGCAGCCAACTGTTCGTCGTATTTGTTGTACGCCTCTTTCAGTCGCCTCATCATTCCCTCTACGGATGATGGCAGTAGCATATCGCCGGTTACGCTCTTAAATATTGGTTCATCGAGATTTGAAATCTGCATCGGAGATTCTACACCAAGTTCTTCTAGTATGACAGATCTAACATCATCGAACATAGGTATTATCCGCATACCGCTTTCAGACTTTGTTGTTGTAATCTCTATTTGCTTCTTACCGTTCTTGTAGAACACACCCCTTTGTATGTTGATGTAAGACTCTTCGAAATTACAATCACCGGCAACCAACGAGACTAACTCGCCGATTCTACACCCGGTACCAAGAAGAGCCAGTATAACGTTCTCCCACCTACTGTACTTTTGGTGACCACGAACAAATCTTAAAAGTCTTTCCTGTTGCGATTTGCTCAACGCCACAACAGGCTTTCCCTTTTTGTTAAGTCTTGACAGTTCTTTTGTGATTCCTATTGATGGGTTCTTTCTGATTATGCCATCGTTAACCGCTGAAGAAAATGCACCGGTTATAATTACGTTTAACACAGCTACCGTTCTAAAAGTACGTTTCCGATCGACAAGTATGCTCGTATAAAGCTTTCTTATATGAGACGGCCTTATCTCAGATGCCTTCATAGGTCCAATACTGTCTTTTATATATGTCTTGTACATACTCCAGTATTGCGTCTTTGTATTCATTTTCAGCCTAGGACACACCATGTCTAGCCAGTCTATGACAATGTCGTTTACCTTAATTCTGTCGATAAGCCTCGCATCTAATCCGTCATCGAGGTCACGTTTTATTCTTTTTTCAATCTCTCTGAGAGACTCTTTACACCGTTTTCCTTGCGGTACTTTATCCGTATCTACCAGTTTCCAACTATATACGCTATGGCGCTCCCCCTTTAAATCTGTATACCGAAACTCGTATTTACCGTCTTTTCTTTGTAACTCTCCGTTCCAAAGAATACGTCCTTTGCTATCTCTTCTTTTTTCG